ATCAACTTAACGACATTTTAAGCGACTTAATATCAAATTTATACGCTGAAATCAACCACCAATTAGAGAGATTTAAAGCGCGTAAATGATTGAACGTTAATATGTTGGAGGTATAAAAATTATATAATACACATACATAAATAGGTTTAATATATCCGACAACAAACGACTACCAACGGTTAAGAGTTAATAAATAGAAGTAAATAATAATTTAATACATAAAGATATGAAAACGACAGTAAATAAAGGAAACAAGGTAAATAAATACAGTTATGTAAAGGTAATACAACAGAACTATGGACAAGGTTGGGAGGACGTTAGTGAGTATAATTGTGATAGTAGTTATATACCTTTAGAGTTTAATGATAAAATATTAATAACACCTAAAGGGAGAGAGTATAAAGAAACGTTATTAAAGCATGATTTAAGGGAATATAGTTTAATGGGTTATAGTACTAGAGTGATTAATAGGAAAGTATTAAATGTATAAACAGATACATCCGCCGAACTGTAAAAACAAAAATCAAATATTAATTAATAAACGGAATTATAACGCAAACTTGAGTTAAAAATAATCTAAAATTTAAGAAAATGGAAAAGCCATATTTATTACACGTAGTTTACAAAAACGCCAAAGATCAAACGGTTGAGAGATTAACCAACGATAGTGACACAGCCCAAAAATGGGAAATTAAATTTGATGCTGAAATATATGTTGATACAAGATACAAAGCAAGATTAAGACTATACAATTATATTAACCGTATTCGATAAAGCCCGCCGATTGATAAATAATAATATAAACCCCTAAAAACCCAAAAACCATGAAAACAGTAATTGTAACACTAGCAAGCGCAATTTTATTAAATAGTTGCACACTACACAAATTTAACGTTGACGATTGCCCGAAATGGACAAATAACATTAAAAACCCTGACAATGAAGAGTTTATCCAAGAAGTAGCTTTTAATCTTAATAAAGCCCCTCAGCAAGTAACACAGACAGAATTTAACGATAGATATACAAACAACTAATAAAACAACAAGCAAATAATTTTAACCCCTTAATAATTAGAAACCATGAAACAATTACTAAACACATACGGACTAACAAATACAATTCAATACTTTTATATGATTAATGATAGTTATATAAATGGACAATTTTTACAAGCCCACGAACAAATTAAAGCACTACCTAAAAAGAATAAAAAAGAGCTATTACTCAACGTAACAGTTGGATACATGGAAATGAGTAAAGAGACAAAAGAGTGGATTATTAAACATACGTTAGAGGTAATCTAAATAATTAAAGGAACTATAATTTAAAACTATTAAAACATAAAAGCCATGAAAACATTAAATAATAATACTATCCAAGAAAATAAAAGAGCTTTTTTAGCAACTTGTAACGGCGCCACAGTTAAAGAAACAGACAAAACACTATATAAATTTTGTTATATGTTTGGCCCAAAGACATTAATTTTTTGGAAAGATACAGGAAGGATAAGCATAAGAACACGTTTTAACGATAAAGGACTCAATTAATTAAGGGAGCTATAATGTAACCTTTGTATAAATAAATTAGTATAAATATTTAAAATTAATAGCCATGAATAGTAAGTTATATAGCCGCGCATACAGATTTTTAAAAATTCGCGCAACAGAACCAGGTCAATGTACTCCATTTAGAGCATTGGAAGGACTAACAACAGATGAAAAAAGCCTTATTTATAAGTTTTTAAGTTATAACCACCAAGTTAAATTCATTTAAACATTAAAGCCATGAACACAAGAGACTTAACACTAAAAGCACTAAAACACGGTAATATTTGGAGCCGTAATGGTATAACAATTTACTATTGTGCTGGATTGATAGCAGTAACAAGCTATAAACACCTTGTAAAAGTTAGTACTATTAAAGAAGCTAAAGAGGAGATTAAAGAGATATTAAACTATAATAACAGTGTTAAATTAACATATTAAGCCATGAAATACGAGATAAAACTATTGACACCGCGCGGACCAGTAACAGAAATTTACACAGATACGCAAGACTTAACAGAGTTTAATAAACAAATGATAGATAAACACGGACAGTTTATAATGCTATCAAGTAACCCAATTTAATAAAGGAACTATAATATAAACCCTATAAAATTTAACCCCATGAAAGAGAAAGCATTAAAAGTTATAGAGCAGTTAAGAAACGAATATAACGCAGATAGGTTTCATTTTGAGATGAACGTAAGTATGTTTTTAGCAGGACCAAACAATAAGAGTTTGAGAGTTCAGATAATGGAGATATTAACACACACTAAGGTGCCAGCGACTAAGTGCGGAATGTACGCAACCGCAGACGCATTAAAAGCAAACTTTGAACAAATTAGCTTATTTTAATCAATAAACGGAACTATAATATAATTTAACCCCTAAAAACATAAAGCCATGAGTTATTTAACACTTCCAAACAGAGTATTTAACAGCCCATTAATAGAGTTTGCAAATTTCGAGGACGGTAGCCACGTAAATTTAATAAAACTTAAAAAACCGTATGCTAATGGATTAAGCTATGCAGTACACGAAACAACAAAAAGCCCATTTTGCAGCAATGGTATGTTTAAAACAATAGAGCAAGCACAAGCTAAATTTAATCTAATGGTTAAAAACGCTCAGTCAGTAAGTAAACTAATAAAACAAGATAAAACTAATAATTAACCCTTAATACATACAACTATGAAAAACCTAACTAAAAGCGATATGATTAATATCGAAGCCTTCAAAAGCCTTATTCAATTAATAGTAAACGACATTAAAGAAGTAAAAGCAAAGGCTAATATACCCGCCAATAAGGCTGAAAAGATATTCAGTTTATACAGACAGAAAGCCCAATTAATTAACAGCGCCGCCGACAAATACCCTCATATTAATTGGCTTAATGTAGCATTGGGAGATGAAACAAACTCAGAAAGAAGTTTAAAAGATACAGTAAGGATCAAAATAGAGACACGTTTAAACCTTAATTAATAACAGGAATTGTAATGTAAAACCCCTTAAAATTAGAAACCATGAAAAAGATATTAAAAGCTACCCAAACTAAATATACAAACCAAGCTATTAAATTAGCTAAACAGATTGAAGAACAATATATGTTACTTGATGGAGAAGATGATAATTTTTTCCATACATACCACGATGATATGAAAATACAGTCAGATTGTGCATGGGACGTAGTAGCTGAAATGGAAGATAACAAGAAGATAGAACATTTTGAACTAGATATAACTAGCTTAGAAGACACCCTGGAGTACTGTAAAGCAGTAATACAACTACAAATCCAAACTAATAATTTACCTAGAGCTATTTTCGGATAATGATACACACGATATTACCACAGAACGGAGTTATAATTTACATGAAGTACAGTAATGAAGTGATAACAATAGGCTTTAAAAAGGCTAATTATGAACGGATGTATAATGTTAATCAAGCACTTGCTTATAAACTATTTTATAGCAAAACCGCCATTGACTGCCTTAAAATTTATAACGAAATAAAGAAACTTTGTCCAGTAATTAACGTAAAAACAATCTAAAAACTAGAAAATATGGAAACTAAACACACGCCAGGAACATGGGAAATGGGTATTGATGGAAGAGTAACAAGCACATACCCAAGCAATAACGGTAAAATTTGCGACATGGAAGATAGAACCCATTGGACTACTCAGGTAGTATGCAAGATTGAAACTAATTTAGGATCAAATGTATTAAACGAAAGACAAAGAGCAGACGCTAAACTAATATTAGCAGCTCCAGACTTATTAGAAGCCTTGAATGTAGCTTTATTAAACTGTAAAAACTTAACTACAGAGGCGCAAGAATTTATTGATAAAGCCATTGAAAAAGCAACTAAATAAATAGAAACCATGTACGAGATAAGAAAATCAATAGGAGGCTGGAGCCTTGATAAGAAAGTTAACGGCCAATGGATGTTTTATGCTAAGTTTAGTAGTAAAAAGGCTTGCATGAAATATATAGAAAACAAACAAAACGAACAAAAAACACTTTTTTAACTCAAACTTGAATTATAAAAACGGAAGTATAATGGAAAATTTAAAAAGATATGTGGCTACAATAGATGTTTATATTTACGCTGAAAGCGATGAACAAGCTATTGAATTAACAAAAAACCTAGATGATAAAATAAAATTAGATGATTTTAGCAGGTTTAGTGTATTAGAACTTGTTGAACAACCAACTGGAACTTTGGGAAACCGTCCAATATTTTCTAATTTATAGGCGGAAGTATAATGCAAACTAATAAGTTGATATTAAAATCAAATTCTACTTATCAAATTTCAATTCTGCCGATACTTTACAATAAATCTAATACAAAGTACTATAAAGATATTTAACCTCGTTAAAATCAAATTAAATCAATATTAAGCCGCCGAGTGATATTTTGCCATTAAGGGGTTAATGGTTCATGGGTTCATTAAAATACATAAGGCGGCTTTACTTAACTTTACTACCATGATAAAAGAACTTGACATAACAATAGACAGCGCCGAGCTAAACTGCTCAGTAAATTTTGAATATTTCAAAGACTCAGGAGAAGTAGATATTAGAATCTATGATATTAAACATGGTTCAATAGAAATATCAGAACTACTCAGCGCGTACCAAGTAGAAGATATTAAATGGAAGTGCCAGGTTCATTACGAATCAAGTGCATTTGAATTTTGGGAGCAACGATACGAGGAACGTAACTCAGGGCTTGCTAGAGATTAATTTGTAAAAGGAATTATAATCTAAATTACTATGGAATTACCTACAAACTACACTAAAATACATCCTTCAGTAAGAAGAGAAGTTAGAAACGAATACATTAAATTACAAGACAATAAGTGTTATTGGTGCAAGGAAAGTCTTTCAGATAATCCTCCGAGTCATATAACAGATAAGGAAATTAATTGGAAGAGATTTCCTCCTAACTTCCTTCAATACCCTATTCATTTACAACACTGCCATAAAACAGGAATGACTGAAGGCGCGGTTCATGCTTATTGTAACGCTGTAATGTGGCAATATGAAGGTAGATAACTAACCTTTCTTAAATACTATTGAATCTATATCCTCCAAGTTCCTAAAAGCAACATTAACATATACATTCTTTCCATTCCTTGCTATTATACCTGACTTTATTAGTCGGGTTATAGCTGTTCCTAATGTTGTGTAAGGTACATCCATCTCTTTTTGTATCCGCCGTCTCATGTGCTTCTCCATACAAAATGGCGTAAACAAGTCGAATTTAATAAGGACTTTGATAAGATTTATCTCCATATCCGCCGTGGTGCCAAATTGAGCTGCCAGAAGTCTTATGAAAGCATCCTCTCCTTTTAATGGTACTATCTTAGATTTACGTTTTATATCTTCCATTACTTATCTAAATAACTAAATATAAATGATATAACCTCGATACTCCAACCGTTCCCAATCATTTTGTAGCGTTGGCTGTCAGAAACGTGTTTAGTATAATTATCAGTCATTTGCTGAAGCCTCTCGCACTCTATTGGAGTTAATCTTCTTATTTTACCTTGAATTTTTGCAATCTTAGATATAGCATCCATATATTCATCTGAACTTCCAGCTCTACCCATTGCCAAGGTTAAACAATTAGCTTTATCTATATTTGGGTTTTCATCAAATTTTTTCTTTTGGTTTTCGTTTAAAGATTTAATTAACACTTTAGCTCTCTTATCTTTAATATCAAGTGTTCCATGTTTACCGTCTTCATAATAAGCTCTGCTATCTTGAGCAAAACCACTACCATATTGTAAATAATTTGCAGTATATACTAAATTATCCTTTTGAACAGTAGTAATACAGTTAGTTTTACCATCTTCTCTTGCTTCAAGCATTTGTTTAGTTGGACATCCTTTAGTTCTATCTGAGGTATTTTCTGGGTTACGTCCACGCATTGCTACTATCTGAATAGCGTTTGTTTGTCCTGTATCTAAGCAGTATGTTTTACCATCATTACGGCTTAATGGACCAGTGCCTCCTTTACCCGTTTTACTTGATCGCGGCATTGTATTGTGGACTATTGTTTGAATTTGCTTAGGTTGCTTATAATCAGTTGCATTTAAACAGCCCATTTTTCCTTCTAATCCATAAACTTCATCTCTTTGTCCAATAGTTCTAAAGTCAGGAGCTGTTGTTCCTATTACATTTGAACCTTTTATCTGTTCTTTAAATCTATTTGTAACTGATTCACTTAAATAATACTTCTCATCAACTTCTGGCTCAAGTATATCTTTTAATAATATACCTCTATCTTTTGGTTGTGGTATTATACACTTTAAATCTCCAAATAAACCATCTTGTTCTGCTCCTATATTAGTCCAGTACAATCTCCTACGGTTTTGAGCCGATACTAAGGCAGAATTGATTTCAATAGGATTTATACCAATGGCTCTTGTAAGTATCTTTTGCCATTTTTCTCCCATCATTACATTCTCAAGTAAGAATTTAACATCAGGGTTGTATTTTCTTATATCTGTTAATATGCGGATATACTCCCAAAATAGATAAGATTGCCCTTCAAATTCAAAGTTTTGTTCTTTAAGTTCCAGGTAATGTTCCAATGTTAATATCTCAATATTATCTTTAGTAGACATTCCTTTACGTTTACCTGCAAATGAGAATGATTGGCAAGGCGAACCTCCACATAATAAGTGAATAGGTTTTAATTTACTTACATCTACCTCCGTAACACTTCCTAATTGAATTGTATTAGGATAGTTAGCCATTGTTACTGTAATGGCATATTTATCAATTTCAGAAGCATAGTAGTTATCTACTTTCTTGCCTATTCTATCTAATGCTTGTTGGCCGCCTGAGCATCCATCGAACAAACTTAGTACATTAAACTCTTTATTACCAATTTCCATATTTCTTTGTATATTCTTTAAATACTCTTTCTATATCATTACAATATTCTGTTAATTCTCCTGCTAGTTTATCCGCCGAACTAAATTCTATAATATCTAAATATTCCTTATGTCTTGATGCTCTGGCAAACTTTCTTGGATTACTTGAATAAACCATATATGGATTAATCATAAACCTATTCTTACCTTTTATTCTTATTAATAGTCCTTTCTCTACTAAAGATATGAATGTCATCCGCGCATTATCCCTCGAAGTTTTATACTTTACCTTATCTACTCCGTATATCTCCATGGCTCTATCAGAAGCTTTATCAAACTGTTGTAATAGAGTGGTGGAGTATGTAAATACGTTTACTTGGTCACTATACCCTACAAGCCATGCGAATAAGGCGCACTCTGTAGTGTCTAGGTATAAGAATATGTTACACCAATGACGAGTGAAGGCTTTATTACAAGACTGGTCCGCCAACTCCTGTTTAGGTAGAAGTTCTTTTAAGTTTATAGATTCTATTAGCTTAGTGTTGCCTGCCATTACTAACCTCTTGCTTTTAACATTGCATCAGCTATTGTATAAGCCATTTTAGCTGCCTCTTCTATTCCAATAGTTTTACTTGCTGTTACATTTATAGATTTAGCTGCAAAATAATCTCTTAATGTCATTCCGTAATGAGTTTGATAATGGTATCCTGCCGTATCTGTTTCTTCTAATGGGAACGCATTTGGGTTTTCTGGTTTCATATTTCTTGTTTTATAATTCAAATTTGCATTATTTTATTCATATAATTACTATAAACCTATATATTTTGTTTTACGGGTGGTTTTTACCTATTATTCTTTATTATGCTCAGGGGTGTTTTAGAGTTTAGATTCTAGTCTATCTTGGTTAAGGTTATTTCAAATTTATCTATGAACTTACTACTGTCTTTATTGTATTCTTTTATTAGTTGTCCGATTACTATTAAATCATCCGCCGATGCCGAAGTAAGATTTTCTACTAAATCCTTATACTCTCTCATTAGATTAACAGTGAATACCTCATCTACTTGAAATATCTTAGGAAGTTCTGTTTTAAGCATCTTTTCTAACTCAGTGGATAACTGCTTAGAATGTACTTTAATCATGTGTCTATACACTGGAGTTTCTTTTAAACTATCAAAATAGTTAGATAGTAACTCGGCACATATTACCGTATTAGTGTAAGTGAATAGTTGTTTCTCAGTCATAATTAAATATTAGATTCATCATTAACATCCTCACTGCTATAATGGTCATCAAGAGATTCATATTCACTCTCTTCATTAAACCATATCCAAAGTAAAGGAATAGATATAAATCCCATTATTAAAGCTATTGGCCATATCTGACACAATACCTCCCATATGTAATATAATATTTGCATTATTTTATGTGTTTTAAAAATGGTTATTATCCGAAACTATTTTTTTATAATGTTCTAAATCTAGATGCCGCTTTGAGTTGGAATTTTAAATCAGATATACCTTCTTTTAACTGCTCATTCTCATTAATAGCGTCTACTAAATTTACATAGTTTAATTTCACTTTCTGTTCAGATATTAATAATTGACTCTTTAAATCATTTATCTCATCTGTATAATGCTGAAACCATTGCGAGTGTATTTTACTAGCCGCTATTTTATTCCATTCTAATAACGGATGCTTTCTATACTCATCAATTATGCGACCTGCTATTAAGTCTATTGCTTCTTCTTTACCCATCTTATTAATTATTAAGTGCCATACATACCAATACTAATATACCTAATCCTATTATTATATTAGACTCTCTGCCAGATATAATCTCTATAAACTTATCTCTAATCATTTATAATTCAAGTTTGAGTTAAATTGTAGGTTCTTTTGAAGTTGGAATTAAGTCTAAAATGACATAAGTGTGACACACATTACGAAGATAATTAGATACATCAGATAATTGATGTGTTGCAGGAAATATCAACTCGTGAGTTTGATCGTATGCCTTGAATATTACTTTTATTGATTTATTTGCTCCCATATTATTTTGTTCCATAAGTTAATGCTATTTTTTTCTGAAGATAACTAATATACAAGTTAAGATTAAAGTTATCCCAATAAGCTGATTTAATTAATGTTTCTTCCATGATTTTTATACGTTTTATTTGTTTAAAAGGTTACGTTCTGCTAATAATAATCCAAAATAACTTTTATCGAATATTTCTTTGTTTTTCTTTTGCTTATCTCGCGGATGTAATTTAGGAAATCTCTTTTTCCTCTCTCTTACTTCACTCTTAGAGTATTTAATTGATAAGTCTTTCATAGTCGGCGGATGTTTTAAATTGTTTTATAAGTAGCTTATACTATGTTTCTTTAAATAAGGTTACAATTATTTTCTGTTAAGTAAAAATATTATTCTACTAGCTATAAATTCATCCTCATCCACCGTAAACCACTGATTAGTATTTACGTGGCACAATCTCTTTCTGTGTGGGAAATAGTCCACTTTATTATTACCATTAATAAATCTATTCTGTTCACTACATTTATTAATCATTTGATGCTTATACATCTTTTTTAACTCAGGTAAAATGGTAGTATTAAATACTTCTACATTTTTAAGTCTTTCTTCTAAGTTATATCCTTGTTCTTCCATTTCTTATATGGTTCTGTTAATATATTCTATTATCCCACATCGGGTTAAATTGATTCATTTTTTTGAAAGTAATAAAAAAACTAAAATACATAGCTATTTGTTTTACGTTGAAATATATTTCCACCACTATAAAAAGATGCTTGAGTATTCTCTAGTATTCCTTTTATCTGTTGGTTGTGTAATTTATTACTTCTGCTTCTTTGGTGTATTATTCGGTAGTTCTTAGTTCTCTTTAGTAAGTTATCTTCACATAGTGAATTAACTATACCTTGAGCCTTACCTACTGAGCAATTAAAGTGTTCTGCAATCTTTTTTATTGATACTGTATAGTTCGCTGAAGCATTCGGGAGCGAGGTATTAGCACTTTCTAAATTTCGGATCACTTTCTTAGCTTTCTTTAATTTTTTCAAAGCACCTTTACCCATCGGGTTAGTTGAATCTTCTTTAACTTTCTTTTTATAATTGAATTTTCTGTACTTATCACAAAGTATTTCTCTATGTAATAAATCAGATATTTTTTTAATTGGTAATTCAGGATTAATATTTACTCTAGCGTGTTTATACTTATCTTCAATCTTAGTGAATTTATTAAACACAAGGTTGTCTCCGTCCATTCTAGCGTATCCTAATTCTAAATAGAAGTTTACATACTTCTTAACTGTATTACTACTGAAATCGCAGTCTTTTGATAGTTTATAAGGAGAGTAATTATGGACGCATCCACTAACATAAATAGATTTAAGTTTAATTAATATAGCAAGCTCGCGGATACATTTATCCTCCATCATCTGCTTTATTAAAAAATAACTTACGTTCATAATCTCCTAAAAACAGAAAACCCCCTATTGTATGAAACAGTAGAGAGTTTAGGAGGTTTTCTTGGCTTGCGCCAAATTCTTTACAAATATAAATATTGTTTGTGAAATAATCAACTCTCTACTGAAGTTACCTCTACGGCTCAAAGATATAAATATTTTCAATAACTTTCAAAAAATAATTCAACTTTGAGTTAAAAATATTAAATTTACATTAACTTTCAAATGGTTCGTGTTGCTTTTTGACTGATTATTTCTTGTTTTTGTCCAGCAGAACTCTCGATTATTCGGGAGTTTTGTTTTTTATGTAACCTTTTTATTTTATTTACGTTAAACAGTATAAATCAAACAATAATAATTATGGAAAATCAAATAAAAATACTAGAAGGAATGCCTGCTATGACAGTTACACAATGGATTGATTTATATTCATCCTTATGGAAAGAAATAAAGTTTGGTTCTTATTCAGGAAGTATGTTACAAACAACTATTGATAATGCAGATAAAATAAAGAGTGTAATAAATTTCAAAACAATCTAAAAACAAACAAGACTAATATGAAAACTAAATTAGAAGTAAGTAGCCAAATAAAGGCATTAGAGTACAATACAGAGACTAATACTCTTACCGTAACATTCAATCAAGGTAAGCAATACGAATACTCTGATGTGTCCGCAGAAGAGTTTAGGAAGTTAGTTGAAGCGGATTCTATTGGACGACATTTCAATTTGCATTTTAAAGGAGTATATCCTTTTAAAGCAATATAAATTATTAAATTTGTAATCAGGTAAAACTATCGTTCTTTATATTGTTTGTTTAACAACTATCAGCAGACCTCGTAAAACTACTTAACAGTGGATTTATTAAAACAACGAGTAATCTGCTGATAAATTACAGAATCATCTAACGGCAGGATGTTGCACTTTGACTGCAAAAATAAAGGTTCGAGTCCTTTTTCTGTAACCATATAGCCGTTTAGATAGTCGGCGGATGAAAAATAAGGCTAAGTTACTCGATTACACTTAGAGATAGATTATCATACATTAAATCCGTGGCGGATTAAGAGATTAGTGATTCGGGGAGACAAAAACCGATGTAAGAATAAGTTGCAACATCCACTAATCTTTTTTAACTCAACTTTGAATTATTTTCTATAATAATCGTAACCTTTCTAAATCATTTAACGTATAACCTTTTAAATTAATAATTATGAAAAAGTATAAACATAAAAAAACAGGAATCATTGTAGAAATTGGAGTAAGTAACAAGAACTATTACTATGCTTATAAAGAATGTGAAGCTATTGCTAAATGGATAATAGAAGATTCTTTAGATTGGGAAGAAGTAAAAGAAGATGTTATTCCATGGCATATAGAAAGTAAATCTCCAATATACATTACTACAGACGGCGCGGAGATGTTTGAAAAGAATTTTACTGTATTATATTTATTAAGTAAAGATTTAACTATTCCATCACAAAATATTGCTGTTATTCATAACTTCTCTAAACAAGATAAGGAAGTGGCTGATAGATATTTAACATTCACATCAGAAAAAAACAGATTTAATTACATAGAAGACAACAACCCTAAATACTCTCTTAATGATATTGAAAACTGTTACCCTCATGCTAATGTTACAGGAAACAGAATTAAAGATATTCCTGTAGTAGCAACTCTATTCAGTAACCTTAAAAAATTAGGTAAGTAGTATATGAAATTAATACCATTAAGTAAAGGAAAGTTTTTCGCTAAAGTTGATGACGAAGATTACGCATTAATATCTAAATATAATTGGACAGCAAAAAGAAATAGGCAATATTTATACGCTTACACTGTTGATATAGTTGATGGTAAAAGAAACTGTTATTATATGCACAGAATAATAATGTCACTTTATGACAGAAAAATGTTTGTTGACCATAAAAACCATGATACATTAGATAATACAAAATCTAATCTTAGAATATGTACTAGTGGACAAAATAAGATGAATGGAACGTCTGCTAAAAACAGCACATCTAAATACTTAGGAGTTTGTAATCAAGGAGGAAGATGGAGAGCTAAAATAAAAATAAACTACAAGTGTATAAGTTTAGGAATGTATGATTTAGAAGATGATGCAGCTAGAGCTTATGACATAGCCGCCAAGAAATATCATGGAGAATTTGCAAGTTTAAATTTCAAAGATTAATGGGAAAAGAATTAAGATATTATCAAATAGAAGCTAAAGATGCTGTTTTAAGAGCATTAAGAAGAGGCGTTAAGAAACTTCTATTACTAATGCCAGGAGGAACAGGAAAAACTCGTACTGCCGTAAATATAATCTCAGAAATGGGAAGAAAATTATGGATTGTAC